GATTTGAATGCGGTATTTAAACCTGTTTCAGCAGCTATCTGTGCTAAACTTTTTGACTCGTGGTGGCTCATCTTATCTTTAATAGGGTCTGTTGGAATTGTTTGCTTAACTTTAACTGTACCTTCAGGTTTCTGCACCTTCTGACCAGGCGTAAGCGACATTACATACTCACGATATGCGTCAGTTCCAATCTCGAATACTTCTTGTATGTTTGTAATCCAAGTGCGGAAGGTAGTTTCTTCAGCAGTAAGACACAACACATAGTTAGGTCCTCGACGTAAAATCTTTCCTACTTGTCCGTTCTCAGTAAGAATCCACTCACCTTTTTTGTAGACTTCGTTCTTATAAAACTTATCTTTGGTGATATTTGCTTCCGCAACCTTAGTTTTCTTCGCAAAGTCGGAGAAAGATTTCATTAATATAGATGTACATATCAAGTTTATTTATACGGGTTTACATGTTATCGTGTATTTCTATCATCAACTCTCTGCATTGCTTGTCTGCAAGTGCGGAAGGAATACCTTTCCTAAACGTTGCGAAGTCACCTACCTTAGCTGCTCTCCGCATTTTAGTACCAGAAATAGCAAAGGTATCACCGTCAGCATCACGTTCTCCAGATGATATAATATCCATCTTACGGAAAGAATAGTCTTTATGATTGTAGTTCTTAACCCACTGCATAGCTTTTACTCTATCAGATCCAACAAGAAAGTATGCTTCATGGTATCCATCTTTCATAATATCTTGGAAGACTGCAGTTGGATCTCTAGGTCCGCTAAAAATTTTTCCTCTATGCTCAGGAAACATCTTAATCATATACTTTAATTTCGTATCAGGATCTAGTGGGTTAGTTCCTTTCTTATCTACAGTCTGAGAAATGTATATGCGATAGTCATGACCTTTAGCTGCTTTCTTTACAGCTAAAAAGTTCTCCTTATGTCCTATTGTAGGGGGTTGGAATCTACCAAACGTAAAATAACAAACCCTAGATTCTAATTCTATCGCCATTGCTTTGCGAGTGTGAAGTTGTTATATGAAAACTCAATACGGTTTACAAACTTGATCATGTCTCCATCTTTATGTAGAACATAACCTTCATGAGCCGTGATCTTATAACCTTTATCAGTCATAACATATGTCTGAATAGTTTTTTCTAGATCATCCAGTTTACCTATCACCATTGTCTTCAATGCTTGTAGTTCTTTATATAATTTGAGCACACCTCTAAACTTATCAGCATTTTCTACTGCAAAGTTCTGACTGGCATATATTAAATTCTTTTTCTGTACCTGTGTCTTCGCAGATAATTTACTAGCAGCAGCATTTACTTTACCATCATAAAAGTTAATCATATCTGCTAATGTTTTATCAGGATTACTAATGGTCTGAGATTTTTTTATCTGATCATTAAAAAACTGTTTCATATATGATGATATATGCCATTTAGCATCACCTTTTGTACCCTTAAGACCAAGGAGTTCATCTAAGAAATCTCCAGAAAATCCACACATTCTTTCTATCTCTGCTACATGTCTATCAAATTGAGTAAACTCAGCTGCAGTAAAGTTAACCTGATTCATAGGAGTGGTATTCTTGATGTTTAGTACATCAGAAGTGCTACCAATCATATTGTCTGGTACACCACCTTGAGCTTGCATTGATTCAAGGTCATCACCTGTGTAATGAGTGTGAAATACCACACCTATTTTTGATGCCTTACATTTTTCACCTAAAGGATGGTCTACTGGTATACCATAGGTAATAGTATTAGGTCTAAATGTATAAAGTTTCTGTCCATTGATTGTCTCCTCTAATACATCGTCAGTATAAAGAAGATCTCCTTGTACTACGCCCTTGATATTTAATTTTTCAAACTCCTTCAAAGCAACTTTTAACTTATCTCTAAGGTCAGGTATATTACTATAGTATGAGTCAACGTTTTCATCAAAGTAACAGAGTTTAGGTTCTGTTTTATTGAACACTGATTTAGTACCAACAAAGAATCTACCTGTAAGAGGATGTTTACCACATACAACAGCAGGTGCACCGTCCCATTTAGTTTGCATCAAAGAACCAGATGACTGTTGACCAATCATCTTTCTAAGTTCTTTTAAAAAAGAAACAGAAGCATGGCAACCCTCAACTCCATAGTTGAGCATCTCATCTTCTAGATGTTCTAGATGTTTTAACTGTGTTATATTAGCCATTATCTTTTAAAGTAATCTCCGTTGCTGTGTGTAGGATAAGTTTCACCACCAGATTTAGATCTAATATTAAATTTAAAATCATATTCCTTAGTTTGGAAATTAATATCAATTCTTTTACCTGCTCCACCTGCTCCACCATAATCAATACCAATATCATTACTTGTCAATGTACTAGCACTCCTCATATATTGTTCATCAACTTCATATACATGTAGATCAGTTCCAGTATAATGTACCATCCAATATCCATATCCTACGCCACTAGCACAAAAGTTTTCTAGATCTTTTTTTGCTTGTCCTTGTATTTGATATGATGATCTATGATCTGCTACTGTAGGTGATTTATTATCTTTATCATACTTAGAAAATACATCTATAAATTTTGAATGATCTATATTAAACATATCTAAGTAACGTTTTCCTAAGTCTGTTAACTCACCATCTTCTAATTCTCGTAGTGGAAATATTCTCAATCCTTCTGCTTCTTGATCTCTAGGACCTCTTACACCTACGTTAAAGAATGATAATGTATCCCCAAACTTAACTGAAAGGTATATTGGTTGATTACTACCACCTTTAGCAGCACCAATTGTCAAAGTTATATCAGTTAATGTACTTCCAATATCTTTTTTATCTGCACCACCTGCTGAGATATAAAATGCACCATTCTTTTCTTTCATAGGACGGGGAGCATTTACACCACCAACATGCTCTGCCTTTTTAAAACATTTGTTTTGATTCTTTTTACATATAGCTTTCAATATTTTTTTAACATGCTCAGGATATCTACCACCATCATTACCATATTTAAAGAAACTGTCAGCAAGTTCTCTTTCATATTTCTCACCTTTATTTACCTTCTGCCCACTAGCACCTCTACCACCAAAATGATCTGTCTTATGTAAATCTGAAAACGTCCAATCATATGTAAAACCATCGTCCCATTCTTTCATAGATCCCCAGAGTTCTATCTGTGCCTTACCTCTTAGACCACCTGAGGTTGCTAGTGTATCTAAGTCTGTCAATAAAGCATTAGTCCATTTCTTAAACTTAAGTTTATCTCTATTATATTTCTGCTCAGTACCATTTTTAAAATAGATAGTCACTTCAAAAATTTCTAAGTACCCATTATTATCTGTGAGCTCAAAAAGACCGCCATCCACAATCCTTTTTACAAAGGTTTCGGGGCGACCGTCATATCTTTTTCCGTTGCGATAAAAATCAGATAGTTTCATACAACTATTTAGAACTGCTTCCAATATCTAGGAGGTAACAAACCTGATTCTGTATCGGTTCTATGCTTGAGAGTTAAAACGATGTCACCAGCGAGACTAATTCGTCTATGTTCTCTGGGTTCAGGAGAAGTAAAATGTTCAAGATGACCAGGAAACATAATGAGATGCTCAGGTTGTGGAGTGATAGCATACTGGTCACCATTGTTAAATTTTTTCTTTTTAGTAAATTGAAACGCATCTCCAAACCATTCATTAGGATTATGTTTATGTAAAATTAAAGGGTCACCTGGTGTTTGTATATAATACACCCATGATATATGAGAACATGAGTGATGATGACATGGAAAGTGTTGACCAGGATCACATATAGTAAACCATGTCTTTACAAAATTAATCTCAAATGTACTCTTATCTATAGAGAACTGATCCATGTACTCTATGGCACTCTTTTTCACAGCTCTAAAAAATTGTTCTAGTCTTTTGTCTTGATGTACTAGAACTTTACCATTCAACTCTCCTGTAATTCTGCCTGTACTATTATCAAACTTAGAGTCTTCAAAACTTTTGTACAGAGATGACAAGAAACCAGATAGTTTCTTCTCATATATTGAGAGAGGAAATATTTGATGTATATTATATGTCGTCTGCTGCACGGTTCTCTGAGTCACCGATGTCAAACTTACCGCCAGGATATCTTTTCTCTAGTTTTTTGACATTTCTTTTTATGACTTCATCAAAAGATATGTCCAATGCTATACAAGCGTTTGCTACGTACCACATAACATCACCCAACTCAATAATAAGATGTTCTCTATTGTCGTCGTTCCAAGGCTTACCTTGAAATACCATCTTTTTAACGATCTCCAAAAACTCACCAGACTCAGCAGCAAGCCCAACGCCAGCAGTGGTAAGACGTTCAATATTGGCACCCTTTTGGTCAAGTTCAACCAAACGATCAGCAAGATAGACAAAATCTTTACTGGAATCGGATGTGACAGCATCCACGAATACACTGTACTTATCAAAATCTATAGTCATGAAATTAATTGCTTTATCTCTGGGAACCATACGTAATCTAAATCAGATTTAGCAAGCACATCTAATGCTTGCTGTGGTGTCTCAACCAATGGTTCACCTGCTAAGTTGAGACTAGTATTAAGTATTATACCATAACCTGTAAGTTTTTTCAACTCTAGTAACAAATCATATAGATGTCCACTGGTTACAGTTTGTACTCTGCATGTATTATCTATGTGTGTTACAGAAGGGATTGGTATGTCTTTAACTTTATAACATTGTGTCATGAAACGACTGTATGTTTTAATGTCAAAGAATAGATGTGCATCTTCTTCTAGTACTGATGCTGCGAATGGTCTATACCACTCACGTTTCTTGATCCTATTAACTACTTCTCTTCCTTTTGGATCGAATGCGGTGTAGAGGATGGATCGATTCCCAAGTGCTCTTTGTCCAGCTTCAGCGTGTCCATAATATATGGCGATGCTTTTTTGTTCTTTAAGGAGTCTAGCAACTCCTTGGAGGTCAACTTGCTCCCCCTTATATTCTGATAGGTCATACTTCCAACCATGAAATGAAGTTGTTGTTAGAGGTCTAGGTGTAAGATCTTTAGTCCTAATTCTCCAGTGTAGCATAGCAGTTCCCAAGGAAATACCAAGGTCTGTTGCCATCGGTTCAAAATAAAACTCTACATCTGGAAAAGTTTCTACCAACAGATTATTAGTTATAATATTCATAGCATAACCACCTGTAAAACACAACTTTTTGACACCAGTTGCTAACAAAACTTTACGAACTAGACGAATAATGACGTTTTGTGTATCCTTTTGTACAGATTTTGCATAGTCAGCATAAGGTCTATAATTATCTCTGGTTATCTCATCAGTGACAGTGATTCCTTTTTTACCAAAGATCTCCTGAGCTATGTCTTTGAAGTTATCAGGACCATATCCATAGAAAAATAGGTTGACTTCTCTACAATGAAACATCATATCATCAACAAAATAATCTTTAA